GTGCCGGGGCCGCGGGTTGGGGTTCTCTCGCGCGCGTGAGCACATCCGCCATCGCCGGGTCGGGGGCGTTCGGGGCCGCGCCGCCGATGCCGCGCGGGGCGAGCAGGCGCGGGGTCGTGTCGGGGGATGCGCCGGGCAGGAGCCCGACACCCGGCGGGCGGGCGGTCGGCGGCGGGAGCGGCGCCGCCTGCGCCGGGTTGAGGATTCCGGCCTGCGTCAGAAGGGCCTGCGCCTGCGCGCGCGAAACCTGCTGCGCGGTCGTGAACGGGACACCTCCCGGTGCGGTCGCGCGCGGCGTGACGATGCCGCCGGTGCGGTCGGCAACCGGCACGGTGACACCCTGCCCCGGCGCCCCGGTGCCGGCCGGCGGCTGCGCCCTGGCATACCCGGCCGGCGCGGTACCGGCGGCGATGTTGGCGCCCGGCTCCAGCCCGACGCGCTGCGCGACGATTTCGCGGAGCCGGCCGGCGGTGGTGTTGCCGTCGATGATGACGCGGCCGTTCTTGTCCTTCGCGCTGTTGGCGGAGATCACGCCCGGCTCAAGGAGGTTCTTGATCGGCGTGTTCGGGTCTGCCTGCATGATCTTGGCGGCGTCGCCGGGGCCGAGGAAATGCGCGAGGTAGAGGTCGCTGTCGCCGGCATTGATGCCCATGCGCCGGAGCGCGGCGTCGTTCTCGCGGGCGTACTGCGCGGTGCCCCAGTTCGCCATGCCCGGCTCGAAGCGGAGCTTGAGGATCTCCTCGTCGCTCATGCCCTGCACGAATTGCGGCAAATTGCGCTTAACGAGGTCGAGCCATGTGCTCTCGATGAACTGCCCGGCGCCGCGGGCGCTGCTGCGCGGGTTGGCGGCGGCATACTTCGGCTGCGCGCGCCAGTCGCCCGCGCTCTCATAGCCGTTGATACGCGGCGCGAGCGCCTCGTAGCGGTCCTGCGGGTTCGGCGAGACCGCGGCGCCGGGAGCGCCGGTGGCCGCGGCGGGGTCGCTGCCCTCCGCCGCGACCGCGGGCAGGGGCGAGGCGGTGACGGGCACCGCGGGGGTGACGGTCTGCCCCGGCTGCGGCCGGATCAGCGCGGGGCCGGCTGCCGGCGGTGCGGATGCCGTGGCCGGTGCCTGGGCATAGGGCGACTGCTTCGGGGTGGCCCCCTCGTCGGCAAGGTAGCGCTGCCAGCCCTGCACATTCATCTGCTGTAGCTGGTTGGCGAGGCCGGCGGTTTGCAGGTCGGACAGGGTTTTGTAGTCCTGCACCTGCCGCGCGCGGTACTGCTCCAGCCCGCCCGCCGCACCCATGGCCGTCGCCGCGATGGCGGCCCACGGCGAGGTGGGGCGGTCGGTGGGGAGCATGAAGGGCTGGATCGCCTTCAAGCCGCCGAGCAACCCGTAGCCTTCCGCGTCGAGGCCCTGCGGAAACACGCTCTGCGGGCTCATGCCGAGCATGAGTTCCTGCATCGTCACCATGCCCGGCTCCTAGTAGGTGGGGTAATAGCCGTAGATATCCGGCATCGCCGCGGGGTCGTTATAGTTGGTCGAGTAAATCTGGCTCTGGAAATCGGGCGCCCCGTAGCCGCCGTAATTGCTCGGCGTGGTGAAGGAGTTATAGAGGTTGCTGATTCCGGAGCCGAGCAGGCTTGCGCCCTGCCCGAGCAGGTTGCCCGCGGTGCCGTTGCCGCCGATGGTGTTGAGCAGCGATGCGACGCCCATGCCGGTCCCGAGGATCTGCCCGGTGGTGTTGTCGTAGTAGGGGTTGCTCTCGGTGGTCGTGGTGCCGACGGGGATGCCGCGGGCGAGCCCCATGTAGTTGGAAAGCCGCTGCCACGGTTCCTGCGCCCATTTGTCGGCGTCTGCCTGGAAAGCGTTTCCGGCTTGCAGGAGGTGCGCGGGGTCGATGTAGCGCGCTTCCGAGAGCGTCGGGGCAAGCTGCGCCGCCTGAAGCCGCGCCGCCCGGTCGGCATTGGCGAGATTGCCGGCCGCACCCGTCGCCTGCACGCCGATGCCCAATCCCTGATTCCACAGCGCCCCGTAATTGCCGGCGGCGGCATTCTGGAGGTTGCGCTCCTGCTGATACGCGCCGCCGAAGATCTGAGTCGCCAAATTATTCCCGGCATCGGCGAGCGTTCCGCTCATGGCGCCCGATCCGTAACGCCCGGCGCCGGCCATTGCACTCCCTACGCTGCCCTGCACCTTGTTCCAAGCCTGATCGTAGGTGCCGCTGAGCCACGGATTGCTGGCGGGGTCGAGGTATTTTCCCGCCAACACGTTGTTGTAGTAGGAGTAGACGGGGTTGTTGCGGTCGGTCGCCTGCGCGGCGAGGCTGCGGAGAGTATTCTGGTCCTGCGCGGTGTTGACGTTTCCCGCTGCGATATCGCCCGTTGCCGAGATGGCGTTTTTCAGCATCGGGTTTCCGGAATTGGCGATCTCGCTTTGCCAGTTGAGCGCGGAAATCTGCCCCGGATTGAGCCCCGTGTAGGTGCTCCCCTGGTTCCAGAGGTTGGCGCCGAAACCGAGCCCCTGGTTGATGTAGTCGCTCGCGCTCCCGCCGGGGACCGCGGTTTTGGTCGAGGTCGTGTAACCGGAGGGTCCGCCGCCGCTCATGCCCGATTCTCCTGATGCGTCAAGGTCTTATACAGCACGGCTCCGCCGTCCTCAAAGCCCGCCGCGCGGAGCCAGCCGCGCCTTCCCTCCGCCCGGATCAGCGAGCAGCCCTGCTCGCGCGCGAAGGCTTCGAGGCGCTCCATGGCGCCGGTCACGGCGTCGAGGCCGGTGCCGCCGGCAAAGGCGATCCACAGCGCGCGGGCGCGGGGATAGTCAACAACCTCGGTGACGACGGCGCCCCTGAGAGGGCCGAGCGTTTCCTTTTGCAAAACCGCCCATAGCTGCTGGCGCGCCTCGCAGCACGCGCGGTACACGTCTTCCGGCGCATAGAGCCCGTGGGTGCGGTCGATGGCGGGCTTGAGCAGCGGCAGGACGTGTCTCCAGGCGTCGGGGATCATGGACGGGGAGACCGGGAGCAGGCGGTAGCTCATGCCCGCGCTCCCATCGCCGCCCGGAGCGCGCTTGCGATCAGCACGCTCTGCTGCGGTCCCCCGCCGAGCAGTGCGGGGTTGAGGGCAGCCGTCGCGGCATTGCCGCCCGCACCGGAGGGATTCGTCGCGGCGGCACGCGCCGCCTGGGCCGGGGAGAGGCTTGCGGTCGCGGTCGGCGTCGCGGGCGTGCCGTTCGCGACGGCGTTGCCGATTTGCGCGCCGGTGTCGGCAAGCGCGCTGCGGACCACGGGGCCGGCGAGCATGCCGAGGGGTGCCGGCATGGCGCCGGTGGCGAGCGTGCCCGCGACGTTTCCGACAGTGGCGCCGATGGTGGGGCCGGCGGGCCGGCGGTCGAGGCCGATGGAGCCGATGAGATTCGCGAGCGATCCCCCGGCCATGGCACCGATGCCGCCGCCCGCCAGTCCTCCGCCGACGGCGCCGAGCGTGCCGAGCGCGCCCCCGTAGTTGCGGTTGAGCAGCGCGCGCCCGACGCCGAGGGCGGCACCCGCGAAGGGATTTGCCATGCCGGCACCCACCATGAGCATGGTGGCAAGCGGGCTGTTCGCGAAACCCCCGAGCGGGCCGGGATTCCCGATGCCCGCGAAGTCGAGGCCGAAGGCGCCGAGCGCGGAGGTGTCGGGGGTCTGCCCGAGCCCGCCCTGCCACGCCCGCGCCGCCTGATTAACCCCGCCGAGAGTACGGGTATAGGCATTGACGGCATTGTTGTCCGCGACGGAGACCGCGGGCATGTTGTTCAGCGAGGTGACGCGCGAGGGGTCGAGCCCGCCGTAGGGATTCATGGAGACGGGGCGCCCGTATGCGTCGAGGCCGGTGCCGACATAGCCGCCGCCGCCGCCCGCGCCCCCGATGGTGCCGCCGCCGCCGTAGCCGGAGTAGGCGCGGTTGCCGGGGTCGGATGCGGCGAGACCGGCCGCGCGTGCCGCGCCGCCGCCCATCTCGGAGTTGCCGCCGAGCGAGGAGCCGAGCCCGGAGCCGAGCCCGCCGGAGCCGGTATTGCTGTCACCGTCGTTGTTGCTCACCCGATGATCCCCACGGCGAAGGTCTGGTCAACGGCGGCGCTCGCCGCGTGCTGGATGGTGCAGGTGCCGTCGCCGCGGCTGCTGATCCACATGCCCGCCTTCTCGGCCGTGCTGGCGCTCGCGGTCAGCGGGCACCACAGGATCAGGGAGCCGGGACCGATGCGGCTGTCCGCTATCGCGGTCGAGGTGGCGCCCGCGGTCAGCGTCAGGTTGCCGACGGCGTTGAGTTTGCCGGCCAGCGCGAGGTTGGCGGTGCGGGCGATGATGCGGCGGTGCTGGCGCTCGTCGGGCAGGTATTCCGCGGCAACGGGAAAGCCGGGCGGCTGCGGCATTACTCACCTCGGATGATGTAGCGCGAGCGCGGGATGCCCTGGCTTGCATAGGGCGGCGCGAGCATGCGGGTCACGGGGTCCATGTTCATCCGCGCCTGCACGTCGCGCGCCTCGATCTCGCCGAACAGGCGGTGATAGCCTTCCTGATAAAGCGCGTTCCTGCCGGGACCGCTGTTCAGCGTGTGCCACTCGTCAAAGAGCCGTCCCTGCTCGTTCACCATCTCCGGATAGAGGCGCCTGAATTCCTGAAACCAATCGCCGCCCGGCCGGTCGCCGTGCTTCGCCTCGTACTGGTTGCGGAAATTGCCCACAAACTGCTGATAGGAGTTCATGCGCGCGTCGAGATCGGCGAGCCGCTCCTTGATCTCCGCGTCTACGACGTTGCGCACCTCCGGCATGGTGGGGTTGCCGCCGCGGGGGAAGTCCTCGATCCGCTGCACGCCGTGCATGAGTTCATGGAGCAGCACGGATTTGCCGCCCTCCGGGCGGGGTGCGATCTCGGTATTCAGGGAAAGCGTGTCCGGTCCCCACCGGGTGCCGTAGGTGCCGAGATAGCCCTGTTCCTTAAGCGTCGGGTCGATATAGAGGATCTTGTTGCCGAGTTCCGGGTAGGCGTCGAAAAGCTCGCGGTGGCTCATGAAATCCCGTACCGGCGCGGCGAAACCGGTTTGCGACTGCCACGGGTCCGGGATGCCCTGCCGCTTAAGCTCGGCGACCACGCCACCGGGGCGGTAGACCGCTTCCTGGTCGGGGATCTCGAAGCGCCAGCCGTTTTTGCCGGGGAGTTTCGGGCCTTCGAACCATCCCGTGTCGGCGCGGATGTCCTCCATCGCCCTGCCCGCCGTCTGCATCTCGCGCGCGCGGGCCAGCGCGGCGAGGTCGGCGGTGAGCGCCTTCGGTCCCGCCATGATGCCGCCGAAGCCGAGCACGAGGTTTTCCGGGTGCTGCCACGTCGCCGCGGCGTTGGCGTTGCGCCAGTCCCACCATGCCTGTGCGGCGTCGTTGAGCCCGTTGCCCTCGGTGCCGAGCCCCTGCGTCGCGGGCAGGAGCGAGACCGCCTGCGGCTGCCCGGTGTCGCGCGGTCCCGTGCCGCCGAGCAGCATCGGCACCGGCGCCGGCCGGAGGGTATCGAAGAAGCCGGTCAACGCATGCCCTCCGGTACGGCGTCAAGATCCAACCCGCTGATGTGCTGAAAAGCGGTGCCCGCGGGGAGCTGGATGCGGGCTCTATGAAACCGGTAGCAACTCCGCTGCGGGCACGCCCCGTCGGCGGTCATGGGCACCGCGGTTCCCCACGTCACCGGGCTCTGCGGCGTGTTCCTGCCGCCGACGGCGACACTCGGGCTGCCGGCGTCGGTGATCGGCCGCACGGAGCGCACGAAGGAGCGGCGCGGCGGGTTAAGCTGCCCTTCCTGGGTGTCCACGGTCGCGGCGAGCGGCGGGCCGGAGAAATAGCCGAGCTTATGGTTGGTGTCGAAGGCCGCGAGGGTCAGCTTGCCGCCGGTGAGTGCGCGGTCGTCGAGGGAGAAAGGCAGGCTGTCGAGGCTGCCGTAGGCGTCGAGGTCTTCCAGGGTGACGCCGAGCGAATATTGGCGGTAAATGTACTCCAGGCTCACGCCGTCGATCAGGGACCATCGCCCGATGTCCCAATTGTAGGCGAGTACCCGGTCCAGGGCGCCGCCCGCCGCGCTGGTCGGGTAGGCCCACAAGCAGAGCTTGTGCGCGGGGTCCAGGGCGGCGCACACGCTGCCGATCCGCGACGGGTCCACGTCGCCGAAGAAAAACCGGTCCACCTTTCCGGCGCCGATGGGCGTGCTGCTGGTGCCGTCGAACACGTAAAAGCCGTCCTCGCCGAGATAGTAGGCGACGGCGCCCAACTGCGCGATGGAGCCGGGCGCCGGGGTGCCGCGGCTGCCTTCCACGGGCGAGAAGTCGAAAAAGGCCGGCGCGCCGGAATAGGTCATGCGGTAAACCGCGCGCTCGAAGAAAATCGCGACGTGCGCGGCGCCGAGGCCCCCGACGAGCCCCTGTATCCAGCCGTGATCGCCGAGAATATCCTGATAATCCGACTGGTTTGCGAGTGCCGTATTGCTTCCGGGCGTCGGCCAATTCGTGCAGTCCCCGAACGCGCTCCACCAAACTCTTTGCGGCGCATTGCCGGTAACACTGTCGTAAGTGTTGCCGGCGATGAGGAAATTCTTGGCGACGGCGAGGTATCGGGCGCGCGGGGCTCCCGCCGAGAGGTCAGAAAAGACGGAGGAGGTGCCGAGCGTGAACACCTGCATGGGGTTGTTGAAGTTGGTCGCGATCAGGCGCCCGCCGAACACGGCGAAGCGCCATGCCTCGGTGCCGGTGGTGTAGCCCCCGACTTTGGACACGTCGCCCCATGTGTTGCCGGTGAGGCGGTACAGTTTCGTGGCGTCGCCCGCGAAGGCATAGGTGTTGCCGGCGCTGTCGGTGGCGCCCGCGGCACCGCGGCACGGCCCGGCGAGGGCGTTGCTCACGGGCGCGTGCGCGGGTACGGGACCGTAGGAGGTCGCGGTCCTGGGCAAAACGTTGCGGACATAGGCGCTCGCCTGCGTGGCGAGTTCCGGCTGATCCGGGGCGAATTCCGCGACACCGATCATGGGCATGGCTCTACACCTGCCACCATTGCGTGGATGCCGTGCAGACGAACCGCGCCTTGCCGCTCACGGCCACGGATACGCCGACGTTGGTGCCGAGCGCGTCGATCTGCCCGCCGCTTGCGGGATAGACGGTTACGGCGTTGGCGCCGCGATTGAGGACGATAACCTCCCGCCCGGCCGTCCCCGACGGCAGGGTGACGCCGCTCGACGCCGCCGCGGTTGTGACGACATGGACCGACACCGAAGACGAGAGCGCCTGTGCGGTGGCCTGCGTCGTCCCGGCTGCTGTTACCGCCGTGCTCACGCTTTGCGCGACATAGGGCGTGCTCATGCTCCCCGATGCCGAGAAGGAGGAGGCGTAGACGGTGCTCCATCGGACGCTGCTGCTGCCGAGGTTGCGCGTCACGGTGGCGTCGGGAAGGATGTTCCCGGCCACCGTTGCCCCCACGGGGAGCCGCTGCGTCACCGTCGCGCCGATGGAGCCGTCATCGCCGTAGACGGTTCCGGCGAAGGTGGAAACCAGATTATAGGCGCCGAGGCCGCTGTTGCGGGTGTTGTTGACCAGCCGGAACAGCGTGTCGCCCGCGGCGTTCTGAAGGCTCACGGTGTCATCGACCGTCAGCATCGTGCAATTGTCGGCATAGATGCCGTAATCGAGGTTGGCGCCCGCGATGAAGCCGGTCACCACGAGGCCGCTGCCGGCAACCGAGGAAATGCCGTATTGGGTGCCGGGGAAAGCGCCGGCACTTTCGTCGGGCTGCGCCATGCACGCCGACAGCCAAACCTGATTACAGGCGTCCAGGCTGAAGCCTACCCAATTCGTCGCGCCGGATTTCCAGCCGTCCTTGTGGCGGCGCACCACGACGCCGGTTATCTCGCGCGTGGAAATGGTGCTGAAGAAGACGCCGTAGCGTTGCGCGTTGATGTTGCCCTGCGCGAGCTTGCTCTCGCTGTAGGCGTTTACCGTCGTGGTCTGGTAGATGCCGTCATAGCAGTGCGCGAGGTCGAATTTCTGGATCTGGAAGAAGGTCTTGGTGCCGATTTCCACGCCGCGATAGAAAGATGTGCAGGTGACGGTATCGGCGCGGAGGGTGAGGACGGCGCCGTTGGCGTTGGTGCGGATGAACGCGCTTTGAAGCTGGCCGGTCGGGTCCTGGTCTATGCGGAAATTGCCGTAGGCGTCGATACCCTGGATATCGACCATCCAGGCATCCCCGATGTCGAGCCCCACCGTCCAGCTTTCCGCGCGCTCGAAACCGAGCGGCGTGGTCGGCGCCGTCGCGCCCGCAATCAGGAGATCCCGGAAAACATATTTGCTGCGGTTGGTCGTGTACTGCGTGCTGTTCTGCGCGGTTTTGATCGCGCTCCCGCCGTTGCTCGTCTTCACGAGAATCGCGAGGTCGGTGCAGCCGGCGGTTCGGTCGGCCGCGGCCGGCGTGAAGGTAATGCCGTTGACGCCCGTCCCGATATTGTCGAAGAGCAGGACCGACTGCGTACCCTCGCCGCGGAGCAGCACGGCGGCGGCGGTCAGGCCGGCGGTGAGCCGGTATGTCCCGGCCGGGAGGCAGACCGCCTTGCCCGAGGTCGCCGCCGCCGTCAGCGCCGCCTGCACCGCCGTCGTGTCATCGGTGGTGCCGTCACCGGTCGCCCCATAATCCTTGACGGAGACGAAATCGCGGAGCTTGGCATTGAGGGTGCCGTCAAGCGTCAGCGAATTGGACGACGATCCCGGTCCCGCCATGTTGCCGAGCAGGAACGGGGTGCCGCTCTGGTTCGCGATGACGAGTGCATTGCTCGGGGTCGTCTGGCCCTGGTACGCCTGATAGCCGATAATAATATTGCCGCTGCCCGTGGTATTCGCCTGCCCGGCCTGAAAGCCGATATAGATGTTGTTGCTGCCCGTGGTGTTGTTCTGCCCCGCGGCGACGCCGATACTGACGTTGCTACTGCCGCTGCTGTTGTTACGTGCCGCGAAATACCCGGCGGCGACGTTGAACGTCCCGGTATTGCTGTTGCTGTTGCCGCAGAGCGCGCGATAGCCCACGGCGGTATTGCCCTGGGCATTGCCGTCAAGCTGGTCGGCGGCGAAAGCCCCGACGGCGGTGGAGTTGGTCGGCGTGGCGGTTTCGAGGACGCCGCCCATCGCCCGATAGCCGACGGCGGTGAGGAACGATGCCGTCTGGCTGCCCGCGAGGCTGGTGCTGCCGACGGCGGTGTTGCTCGCTCCCGTGGTGAGCTTGGCGCCCGCGGTCGCCCCGATCAGGGTGTTGTCGCCGCCCGTGGTGAGCCATTCCCCGGCGATGCTCCCGACGGCGGTGTTGGCGTCGGCATTGGCGCGGTAAGCCGCCTGGAAACCGATGGCGGTAACATTGTTCGCGGTGGTGAGCGAGCGCGCCGCCCGGCTGCCGACGGCGGTTGCGTTGTCGGCGGTGGTCGCGGCGAGCAGGGCGCGGCTGCCGAGCGCGGTGTTGTCGAATCCCGTCCACGTCGCCGTGGGGCTCGCCTGGGCGGGGGCGAGGTTCGGGACCGCGGTGCCGAGCATGTTGAGGGCGCGGATGCTCTGCGGCACGCTGCCGAGCCGGAGCGTGCCGTTGGCAATGGTGATGATGACGCTTTGCGCGGTGGTCGAGGCCGGCGCCTGGATCGTGAACGCGTCGATCCATGAAATCGTTTGCGCAACGCCGTCGATGGTGAGGCTCACGTCACTTTGAGATGAATACTCATAAATGAGCGTGTATTTCTCGGGATTGCCGGTGCCGGCGCTGCCGCCGCGGCGCCATACGGTAGCGGTGTCGAATTTCAGGATGCCGGTGCCGTAGTAGAGCTTCGCCGGGTTGAGAGCCATCGGCGAGGTCAATCTGTAGGTGCCGACGGGCACGTAGATGGTGTCGAGCGCCGCCTCCGCCGCCTGGAAGGCCGCGAGGTCGGCGGTGCTGCCGTCGCCGACGGCGCCGTAGGTTTTCACCGAGGCGGGAATCGCCGCCTGCAAGGCCGTGATTTCGGCTTTCGCGGCTGCGAAATTGTCGCGGACGCTCTGCGTCGTCGGGGAGCCCGCGACCGGGAGGGTGGCGTCGATGGCGGAGGTCATGGCCGGTCCTCTTACTTGGCTACCCAACCGGAAGAGCCGGTTCCTGATTCCTTGACATAAAGCGTGCTGCCGGCGCCGCCGTCGGTGCGCAGGTAGAGGCTGCCCACGTCGGCCGACACCGCGGGGGCGCCGGTCCCGATGAGGATCTTGACGCCGTTGGTCCCGGCCTGGAACTGCACGGCCTTGGTGAAGACGCTCGCCCATTGAGCGGTCGCGGTGCCGAGGTTCTGCGTCGCGTCGGCGCCCGGCGCGACCGAGCCGGAAGAGGCGAAAATCGTGAGCCGGGAGGTGGTGCCGTTCCGGATCTGGATATTCTGCGCGGCATCGGAGTTGATGAACGCCGTCCCGCCCTGAAGGCTCAACTGCCCGCCGTTGACCACCAGCACGTTGCCGGTTTCGGTCACCCGGAAGACGTTCGCGCCCGTGCTCCTGTTGACGTAGAAGTTCTGACCGCTCGCGAGTTGGAAGATTGCATCTTGTCCGGCGAGCGGAGCCATCATGAAATGCCCGCTGGCATTGCTCTGCGGGTTGATCTGGCGCAGGTCGTCGTGGATGCTGCGCGGCGTGAAGCCGGTCGTGTCGGCGCCGCTGATCAGCGTGCTGTTGAACCGCAGGTCATAGGTCTGCCCGGCCGGGGCGGTCGCCGTGCTCGCGCTCTCCAGCGGCGAGGCAATCAGCAGGCCGGAACCCTCGAATTGCCCGCCGAAGAATTGCGTGTCGTCGCAATCATGCAGGAACGCGCAAACGTCCTCGTTGCTGTGGACCTTGCTGTTATAGAACTGCACGCCCCGCATGGGAAAACCGCTGATTTCCAGGCCCTTCGAGGGGTCCGTGAAGCCGAGTGCGGTCGCCTTGTTCCCCGAGACATGATCAAGGCCGTGGATCAGGCAGTCGAGGAACTGCGTCCCCGCGACACCGCTGCCGCGCTTGTTGGCGCGGATGTAGGTGGTCCCGGTCGGGTCCGGGGAGACGCCGGTAAACGTCAGCCCCGGCGCGCTGTAGGAGAGGCCGGTATAGGTCGGGTCGGTGCCGCCCTCCAGGCGCTCGAAGGTGCCCGTCGTCGGCCAATAGTGTTGTACGTTGTGCCGGATGGTGAGGCTGTTGGCCGTCGTGCCGGTGACCTTCCACACGTCGGCGGCCCGGAGCAGGGCGCCGACATAGCCCTGAAACTTGCAATCCCGGAAGGTGTTGCGCTCGCCGTGCCCGTAAGCGGTCAGGCCCGGCTGCACCATGGCGAGCGCGGCGAGACGCCAGCCGCCCACCACCTGCACCCGCTCCAGCGTCACGTATTCGGCGTCCTGAAGCAGCACGCCCACGTCCCACGCATCGCCGAGAGAACTCGTCGCGGTGTTGCTGTGATCGCTGATGCCGTCGGACCCCGACCAGTTGCAGATGCGCAGATCCCGCAGACCCCAATGCCGGCTGCCGTTGGCCGTCGCCGGGTAGATCGCGGCGGAGAAGGTGCGCGGGGTTGCGCGGGTCGCGCCGGAGGCGTCGGAATTCATGAAGCCGGTCAGCTTCGCGGTGACGGCGCCGACCGTGCGGACGCCGCCGGCATCGGGCATCCCGGTGATGCCGTAGAAGTTGCGGGTCTGCGCGCCGGTGCCGGCAAACAGGAGCGTGGTGCCTTCCCACGTCTTCGCGCGGGTGCGGTCGATCACATCCCACAGCCCGCATCCGTCACCGATGATCCATTGGCCGTCGTTGATCGCGAGGGGGGCCGTCAGCTTATATCTGCCGGCCGGAGCATGGACGTTCCTGCCGGTGGCGAGTGCCGCCGCGAAGGCGGCGGTATCGTCCGTTACGCCGTCGCCGGCCGCATTGAAGGGCGCGGCCCTGACGTTGATCGCCTGCGCCGCCTGCCATGCCTGAAGCGCGGTGATCTCGGAGGCGGCGGCGAGAAAATTCGCGCGCACGCTGGCCGTGGTGGCGATGCCGGCCGCGGGCTTGGTCGGGTCGATGGCGCTGCTCATGCGACGCGGCTCCAGATGTCAACGGTGTCCCATACGGCGTCGCTCCATACCGTGCCGTCGGACCACGAGGCGCCGGGGCGCAGCGGCGTCCAGGCGCCGGAGCCGGCCGCGGCGGGGCTCCAGGCGGCGGCTGCCCCGTCCCACGGCGAGGTGCCGGCGTCCCATGTCGAGGCGCCGCCGTCCCACGCGCTGCGCTCCCGCGGGTCGAGGGCCGTCCAGGGCATTAAAACGGCGTGGGGCGGATGCGCCCCGTCATGAGCAGGCGGTCGGTGCGGTTGCGCAGCCGCGCGAGCGCGTCCTGTTCCAGCGCGCCGTAGGCTTGCGCGGCTTCGGCGTCGCGGATCACGTCGAGGGCGACGATGACTTTCGCGCGCTGCCGGATGAGCGCCTCCGCCTCATTCGTCCATGCATTGCTGTCGGTGCCGCTGACGGGGGCGGCGATGCTCGCGGCATAGGAGACGGTGAGCGGGTAGGCGGCGTCGGGGGTCGGGTAAAGCCACAGTTGGTTGCCCTGCACGGCATACCACAGCGGCGCCCCGTCGGTGAGGGAGAGCCCCAGGAGGTCGTCGGCGAGGTGCCAGTAGATCATGTCGAGGGGGTAGCGGACGCCGTTGCGGGTCGCCGCCACCGTGTCGATCTCGATGAGGTCGGCCGGCAGGTCATAGTTCGCCTGCCCGGCGACGGTCGCCGAGACCGCGCGCGCCTCGCTGAACCAAAACCGCTCATGCTGGTACTGCGTGATGGCGGTTTGGATCGCGGCGGCGATCTGATTGGTGAGGTCCGGACGCTGTAGCTCGTCGGCTATCCTGCTCTGCATCGTCTGGTAATCCGCCATGCCCGGCTACTCCCCTTGCGCGCCAGCCGCGCTCTGCGCGGCGATAGCGGGCGGCTTGCGCGGTCGGCCGCGCTTGCGGGGCTGCGGCGGGATTTCTTCCAGGCTGCCGAGCCCCGGCTTGCGGAAAGCGGGCGCCGGCTCCGGAGACGGTTCCGGAGCCGGCGCGGGCGGCGCGGCAGGGGTCGAGGAGCGCTGCGCCGCCATCGCCCGGCGGCGGCAAGGGAGGAGTGCGTCGCCGGGCATTCTAATCATTTGTCATTATTGACCGCGAAAGAAATAACGATGGTCGCGGTCCCGGCCGTCGCCGCCGTTCCCGCCTGCGCGTATGCCGCGTAAACGTCGGTGTCGGCACTAAACGTAAGCGGGAGGCCGGTGGTCGGCGTCTTCACGCCGGTCGCGCCCGCCGCGGTGTCGCCGCCGGTGGCGATCTGCGTGCCGGTCGGGGTGGTCCCGATGGTGAGAGTATTCGTCGTACCGGCGTTGAAGGCGGTCGCGATGTTGACGAGGATCTGCGTGATGACGGCACCCACGGGCAGGGTGCCGACCAGCACGCCCCCGGAAACGCCGCTGTCGTTATACTGGATGGTCTTGCGCAGATAGTGGATCTGCTGCGTGTGCAGCATGCGTGCATTACCGACGGGCATAACCTAACCCTCCTCTTGCTGTCCGCGATTAGGCATGCTGCGCGGCATACGTGGAAATCGTGATGGCGCCGAAGTCGAGGTTGTTGAACTGCGTCTTCTTCAAGCCGAAAATCAGCCCCGCGGCGACACCCAACTGGTTTTGGTAGTCAAACTTCTCTTCAACCCAACTCATTTTATTGGGTCCGCCGTCCTGGCCGTAGGCCATTACTGCCGCCTGGGCGCCGCAGAAAATGGCGCGCTTGGTATTGGACACGGCAACCCCGGCATTGGAAATACCGGTCGGCACGCGGAAACTTTCGTGGATCACCACGCCGTTGTATTCGCCGACGGCGCCCGTGTAAATCGGGTTGTTGGTGACCTGCCCGCCCTGCATCGCCGCCTTCTGAATATCGAGCCACTGCCCGGTATTCGTGTTGGTGCGGAGGTCGTAGGTCTGGTAGGGGTGGATGAAAATCACGTACTTGTCTTCGCCGTTGATCCGGAGCGGCCGGATCGGCACCAAACCCGCGGCGGTTGAAGTGTCGAAGGTTTTTGCACGCTCAACCGCCTTGTCGATGTGGCTGAGCGAAAATTTCATGGTGTTGGTGATATTCGCATCGTCCGATACCGTGCCGTCGCCGACGATGCGGTGATTGGTGTCGGGAGCCACCGGCACCTGCATGCCCGTGTAGACGATATCGCCCGCGACGGTGTTGCCGCCGAGGACGTTGAAGAAGCTGGTATCCAGGCGGTTTGCCCACCAGTCCTTGAGCCCCGCGAAAGCCTCGTCGCGCACCTCGAAGGGCACGCGCTGCTCGCTCATCTTGCCGGCGCTGCGCACGGCGTGGCGCAACTGGTCGATGATGACGGAATCCGTGTAGATGCTGAGAGCCTCTTCGTTGCCCTCCAGCGTCAGATCCCCGGAGACGCCGCGCCCGACAAGCTGCATGCGGAGCGGGAAAGTAATCTTGTCGCCGGGTCCCTTCTGCGTGTCAGACAAAATCTGCACGAGGCTGTTGCTGCTCGTACCCACGAACTTGTCGAACCACGTTGCCTTGAGGGATTCATAGAAAAGCCGCCGCGACCACAGCTTGACGGCCATCGGGTGATTAACGCCGAATGCGGTAAGAGACATTTCGCCTCCGCGAATACAGGGGATTATTTCGGTCGGGTGCCCCGTTTGCAGCGGGGGCGCGCGATCCGCCTCTGTCGCGGGCGAGCGAGTCGGTAGATATCGCTCTACCGGGGCGGGAGCATCGGCGTTTAGGGTCTGCCGACGAGCGACCTGAGCAGTGACCGTGAGTTGTCGCTATATATCACGGGATATAACGGTGGGTAAAGCTATCGGCTTTTGGCGCCCCATGCCTTCGCCCATTGATTATCCTTGAGGTTTGCGAATTCCTCGTCGGACATGGCGAGCAGGGTATCGAGGCTGAGCCCCTGCGGGGCCGTGCCGGCGCCCGCCGAGAGCGAGCGGCTTGCCGCCTGCCCCCGTGCGGCGGTGTCGATGCGCTCCTCGGCCGGCACAGCCGGCTGCTGCCGCTGCGGCGTCGCGGGCTGCTCGGGGGTGGCCGCGGCCTGGGCCTGCTGCCCGCGATAACCCCAATGCTGCGCGAGGCGGTAGGCAGCCGCGGCGGGGTTTTCCCTACGCTGAAGCGCGTTAAGGGCGAGCCCGATAGCCTCGTCCCGGAGGATCTGCATGCGCCGCGCGGGGTCGGCCACGCCCATAAGCTGGAGATCCTGATCGCGGCGTTGGTGCAGGTATGCCGCCGCCTCGTTGTAGTCGGGCGCCGCCTGCCGGAACTCCTGCTCGGCGGCGGTGATCACGCTGCTCAACTGCTGGAACTGCGCCTGCTGCGCCGCCATCTGCTGGCGCTGGCGCTCGGCGGCGTCGAGGCGGCGGACAACCTCCATGGGGTCGTCGTCCACCGACGGCGGCGGCGGCTCCGGCGGGCGCTGCGCGGCTTCCTGCGCCTGCCGCTGCGCTTCGAGGAGCGCATTGAATCGCTCCTCCATGCGCGCCTGCCGCTCGGCCTGCTGGTCGAGGCGCGCATGGAGGAGCGATTCAATG